ATGGCCCATCTACGCAAACAGTTACACGCGAGGATTTTCAACCTCAAAGAGCTAACTGTGCGATAAACTAATCTTCTGGACATACGCTATAGAAACTTGCGACCCGTAGTAAAAATTTTAGACCTAAGTAAGATGAAACATCTTACAAAGGTATAATATAAAACCTACAGGCTACTAAGTAGCACAACGTAAGATGCTTAGCATCTCGTCCAAGAAAAGAACTAATATTCAAAAATGTTCTTAAGAACTAATATTCAAAAATGTTCTCCACTCCCATCCGGCCGCCGGATGGTATCCTGACTTCTCCCCCCAGGGAAAAAGTCTAGTACGGTGTTTAAAGTCCACGTGACTATTGAAATGACCCAAATTTACAAATAACTATATATAAAACATATACAAAAATAACAAACACATAAACCCCTATTATGACTATGGAGGGGGAGTTGGATCCGAATAAGTATAAAATATCGGTGGACCAACGTACATACCCAACTGAAAATCTTCGCCGATTGATATATACTTGTCGAAACGAACCTTATCGGGATCGTTCTTAAAATCGACAGAACCATCAACTTCGTTAGATAATTCATGACCGGCATGAAAACCGTCATAATAATTTAAATCACGAGCAGGGACAAATCTCTGCCCAATAGTATAGAAGGGGGTTTCGTACTCAAGGCACGGATTTTGAGTGTTGGGAGTTATGTGTGTTCCTCCCAGAGACGGTCGTAGCGTCTCTTGCATCTCTTTTCTCCTTTCAGCGATAGGCCCATCTAAAGGATGAGCACTCGCGTTGTTTCTAGTGCCAAGTAAATTATGACGTGCAACATGAAATGAAGAAGTGAGATCTGCTTGAGCTAATCCAAGGAGGATAGCTTTGTGACGTAATGCACCACGACGCACCGCAAAAGCTGGAGTGAGCCAGTTAATCAGCGTCATAGTACAATATGAATAAGGAGAAATCCCGGATCCGTCATTGATACCGGAATCTTGACCATTAGGATCCCAACCTCTATAATAGGGAAAATTGGATAGATTATAAGTAACCATGCGATAACTGTCCTCTTCTCCTTGTTGATTAGGCCAATATGAATTATGGTACTGGTACCTCCGCAGCAACTCTCTAAAAGAGACGATCCGTTCACCTTGATAAACCAAGTATTGACTATCATCAGAAATCATGTCACTAGCAGTTCCAAAAGTCTCAATGGGTTCAGAGCAACCCGGAGCATTAGAACTATCGTTGGTGTGGGCTAATGTTTCATCAGGAGCAACATCTGCCTGCTGTTTATAAACAGACATGTAGCTAAGCCCACTCACAGTGGGAACGGAGACAGCGTAGTCATCACCAGCACTCACCCAGACTTGCACCTTGACATCAGCGGGTGTAATCGAGGGAGTAGCTAATTCATTAACTACGTAAATAGAAATGGTTCCATTGTCGCCTATAGTGCCACCTTGAACTGGAGCGGTGGTACTGAAGGCAGGTGTGGAAGCATAAGCATCCGGTCCTAAGTTTAAGGCCCAAGCCCGAACATCGGCCCATTTTACTTCATACTCAAAATCACGATCTTCAGAAATGTCAATGATCGTAGAATATGTTTGGTTAAAAGGAATTGCACCAACGGGGCTGACTGTAGGATTGTAAACAATTCTCAAACGGCCTCGATGATATTCAGAACAAACCACATTAAAACGGAATTTAATAGAACCTTGCCAAGCAGAAAATGGAGCAGTAGCAAAAGCTAATGCTGTCATATGGATCTCCTCTACAGGAGGAGCTGACAGGGTTTGAACATAAGTAGGAGTGACAAGCATTGAAGCAAGCAATGTGTCAGTAGTGGCTGCTTCAGGCCAATCGAACTGTTGCCAGAATGAAGGGCGCGTAGCGATTGAGTTGACAGTGAGTTCATCATGTCCACCCAAGCCCATGACACGAGTGTCTACTGTGAGTTCGTTCTTTGAATCCAGGGAAAGCTTCACAAGATTTTCCGCGGTATCAGAATTCGATATATTTCCCATGAGTCGAGGGACATAAGCTCTAGTGTCTTCAACGACTTGAGGTCGTGAATACCCAAAAAGCTTAGCAATTTGACCCATCTTAGTCGCAACCATGGAAGTGGCTTTGGCATAAGGAGCAAACATGGGAATCATGGATAAGGCACCCGCTGCTTTAGCAACAGCTGATGCGGGCTTACTAATCAGTCCATCTTTAGTGAATTCGTCATTATTGCTGGTGTTATTGACCTTCCTTGTCGTCTTCTTTTTAGAATTAGAAGCAGCTTGTTCGCTATATGGAACGGGAAAGCCAAATTCATCCAACTCGCGGTCAGTCGACCCTGACTGCGCTTGTGAAGTTGTGGGCACAGAGAGCGTTAAGTTCTCGGCCCACACGAAAATGGAAATTGTGATGGGATCATTTCCACCGTTGGCGTGTCGTAAAATATCAAAATCATGAATAACGACATCTCCCATTTCAGACTCCCAAGCAGGTTGAGTTATGTCAAGGTAATTCTCAGGCCAAATGAAAGGCAGAGTTAATTCACCACCTTGTGAAGTACAAGGATCCAGTAGGATATGTGGCTTTTGGCTCGCCTGAACGATGTCCTGAAGGAAGAAACTACGACTAACCGTAACCTGATCATCGGTTAAAAAGGGATTATAAGAAAGCAATGCTCTGCCGTAGTAAAAAGAATTACCATTCACGAGAACTTTCATCTTAAGATTACAACGAAGGTTTCGAAAACGATTAATCTTCTCACGCACGTCAGAATTGCTAAAGAAATCCACCCAAGGATTATAAGATTCAAATAATTGAGAACCAGGGGTCCAATGATATTCCCGAATTTTAAGCGGGCGAGACAGAAAATCTCCAAGTTGGGCATCAGAAAATCCAGCCAACTGAGTAGTTGAATCATCATTGTGCACAACATCATAGGTCCAAGGTGTATCCCCATCAATAAAATGTACGTTTTGGGTGGATGTGTGTTTTGAAGCTTTGCCAACTGAGTAGCCAGCTCCAGAGGATGCTGTGGTAGCATCGGATTGTTTATTTTCATTAAAATTAGAAGTGAGCAATTTATTTACATACGAGAAAGCACACCGCTCAGTGTGCAGACCGCAACAATATTTATATGGTCGACGACGCCTCCAGTAAAAACCGGTAACCTAAGGGTAGGTTGTCTACAAGTATAAAGCTGTTCACAAACAAATAAAAATATGTAAAATGTGTAATGTGCAGTAATTCATATATACAGGACTATTTTAAACTTATCACCACGAATAGCTCCGGGGTTGGTGCTTTTACCCGTCATCCCAAGACGTATTGAGTTGATTTACTCTTCAAAATCCCAGTCATCACCGACAGTAGATACGAAAGTAGACTCTTCAATAACCTCCTCCTTATCAACTCCAATATAACGCTGATTAAAGTGAACAAGACCATCCTCATACGATTCGTTCAACATACGACAAAAATCGTGAATCTCATGCTCAAAGGCAATTTGCTGCATCTGAGCACGACGCAACTCATATACCTCAGGTCCATGGTTCCACCATTCCCTAAGAGCACCATCAATGTTAGAGATAGCTTGTTGCTTGAGAGAAACGACCTTAGATTCCAAAACACAATGGAGAGACTTAAAAATAGAGGTCTCATCAAGTGCTCCATGAATCAACCCAGTAACCACATTGAAGATATTGTGACGCTTCAAGAAGTCAGCATCTTTATCGTCCATATATTCGGCGGTAAAATAAGACTCTTTGTTTGGTGGCGTAAATACAATATCTCGTTGTCCGAAAAATTCAGCAACAGAAATATTATTGTACCAATCATAACCAGAACGAACAGAACCTTTTACATCATCACCGTACGTCATCACAGCGCAGTTTTGGCGAAAGGGTTCAGGAGGGGAATTCTTATTATGCTTAGGCCACAAGTGGAAATAGGCAGTTCGCAACAATAGCGAGTTGACAATAGAATTAATGTATACAGTGAGGTTGTGTCCTGAAGGATTGGACCCACTGTGCATAATAAGATCTCCATTATAAGCAACACAAGAATATGCAATTTCAGTAGCAATACCCTTCATGATCTTAATATGATCAATCTCATATTTCCCACAACTCTCAGCGATCTCAATCAAAGCGGCAAAAGCAGCATTAATTAATTGCGCAGGCATGCGTAAGTCATACTTACTATAATCACCTGCCAGAACGCGATCCTTACCAAATTTTATCATAAAACGAGCAAGTTCATCCCATTCTGGACCTTGAGCATTAACACCAACAGCGCACTCACTATCCATCGGAAAAAGGGATAGCAAACGAACAATAGGTAAGAAAAACTTACGAACTAACATCTGAGTAGCCCAATCAGCAGCTTGGAAAACTCTAACCTTGTCTTTAGTCAACTTGGTCGGTTCATCCTTGACGCATGCTTTAAAGATAGAATAGCATCGTTCACCGGATAAAAGAATTTTTTCCATGCGTTCCATTTCTACAACAATCATTTCATGTGCCTTAGCAGGACACTGGAAACCGGGAAAATCCAATGGATCCAAAAGAGTGATTAAGTCACTCTTAGGACCGGAAAGCGGGAATCCCTTAGAAGTGGCTCTCTTCATGGCATCAATGAAACGTTTTCCATCTTTTCCACAAAGAATCTCCATGGTAGTCAGAGGAACTAGCTCGCTACGAACCCAATCAATAAATTCGGCCTGGCGAAATCTAGCAACAATGTGACTTACATAATCAACATAAGCCAACTCTAGTAAAGAACCTTCAACACCTGCACTGGGGTTTGCGGAATGTGCCAACGACTTTTGCCACATGTAAATACGGTGAAACTTGGGGGGACCATGTTCACGCTCTACACCTGTGACTCTCGCAACAGTTTCAGAAATGGGAAGAACTCGAACCTTACTCTTGGTGTGAGATGCACGAGATCCTCCTTGTCCGATATATTCAATAGTACTGCCTTGTGGCATGTAATTAATAGGAGAATTAGGATGGATGGCTTGAGTACTAAGCACTTGTTTTTCATAGCGCTCAACAGGGAAAGTGCCATTAGAAACGGATGGGAATGCACCCTTCCACTTCTTATGAGCACTAGCAATGGCATCAACCAATTCCTTCTTCAAAACGATTAATCCCTTACCCCTAGGAGTTTTGGAAATGCCGCGAAGGTGGACGCAGGCAATACAAGGCCTTGCATAGTCTGCAATGGCTGTGCCCATGCACAAACCCGTATACGTATCATAAGGTAAATTATACGCAAAACCGGGGCCACCAGCTTCAGAATTCTTTGTATAAGTAAGCTGAATAGGATCTTCTGCAACACTACCATCCTGTCCCTTATAAAGAAAAGTGCCAGTACCACTAGCTGTAATCTTTTCAGGAAACAAATGGAGAATGTCCTTAAACACTCCACCAGATGAAATTGAAACGATGCACAGGTCCTTACCTGGTATCTCAATCATATAGTTAATACTAACTCTGGCCTTAAAAGTGGAATTTAATTCCGCAGGATCTTTTTTCGTAATTGTTGCCCTCATATCCTTTCTATTTTTAAAAAGATGTAAGGGTAACAAGAAAACATTTCCTCCAAGTGCAAGCATATCACAAGACTGTTGGAAATTGTTTTCTACGAAGGTACCATGACAGAGGTTCTTTTTAACAATACTAACAATTTGATCATGGGTCATGTTACATGCTTTATCAGAAACGTGCAATTCCTCAGCCACAGCAGTAGCCCAGGGATTTTCCTCCGCATCACGCTTGGCAATCTCATCAACACTAGAGGGCGCCAAAGCGGCTTGATGTACAGCAGCAACTCCACGGAACATAGTTACAAAATTATAGAGCACTTTTGCCATGACACAAATAGTAATAAAACGAGCTGCTTTACTCTGCCGTATAGACGCGAAAAACTCAAGTGTTAAATCACGACGACGGGCAAGCTCTTCCAATTTCACATCTCGCCAACGGGCTAACAAGGCATAATAGAAAAATGCATGCACACCCGTTTCAAAAATTGGTACCCATCTAAAAACGTAACTAGATAGGCTAGCACAAACCACATATGAAACCATAGTTAAGTGGCGAACATTGCGTTCGTAAGCCGCAAACTCGCGATGGTGACACAACAAATAAAAATTGGTCACGAGACGGTTCATATAGGCAAAATTGGGCATACGAGCCAAAAATTGATTGGTGCGAACTCCCATAAACTCAAATTGTTGTTTGATTGAGTTAAAAGTCTCCTCAACAGAGACTTGTTCCTCCGAAGATTCCTCCTCATTATCTGAAGTTTCCTCCTCACTATCTGAAGTTTCCTCATCATCAGATTCACATAAACAGATGTCGTGTGCACGCTTGCAAGTGGGACAATAGCAACGCGAAGACACAAGCGCCTCACTCTTTTCAATCAACCTTCTTTGATTCTCGAAATGATCAACGCATCTATCTGTGATATAGCGGAGGGCGTTTGTGATATTTAATGTTAGAGGTCCAGCTGTACCGTCTGCACCTATTAAATGTCGTCCATCGCCACCACATGTTTTTTCCCTGGGTACATATAAATCCAGATCCCATATATCATTTACAAGGGACTTTCCAGGAAAGTGCGAAAGTACTTTATCACTATCAAGGCGCTTATCAGGAAGTTGAAATTCCTCCTTGACTTTAACCTCGATGTGAATGTCAGCACGGCGAACAATGGAAAACGGTTTAATAGAACCAACATTCGCATGATTAACTAGTGGTGCATTACTTGTAATAATAAAGACACGAGGACGTATCTCTATCTTCCCCTTTTCAGGGGTATCAGCTTTGTTAGCATAAGTTATCATATTGTTATTGATATCTACGATACGCTCACAAGGAGATTTATCCATAAAATCAATTTTCATGTTCCCCATATCATCGTAGAAAATACCAACAGTATCACCTTTCAAAGTTGAGTCAAATCTATCCGATTCCTTAAGATTGGAAACTCCCCTCGGATGGGGATCAGCACCAGCAACTGAGAGACAATCAACCATTAGAACTTGTGAAATAGTTGATTTACCAACGCCAGATTCTCCCCACACATAAACAGTAAAAGGAGCAAAACGGATCGAGCCATCAATACGCTTAGCCTGGTAAGCAGCTCGATTTTTATGAAGCACTTCTCTGCGCTTTTCAAGATATCCTTGCTGCCACGTTCCTTTAGCTGACTTATAAGCCCGATCGGCAAGCTCAAGTGCCTCATCCAAAAGTTGAGAATATTCGATATCATTAATTATTTTCGTCTCGCCTCGAATTTTCACGGGTTTCTTATGTAAGTTAAAAACCATAGCATGTTCATGCAACTCGATTAGAGGAAAGTACAGCTCATCAAGTTCTTTACTTTCATCATTAGTAAAAAGCAAAGGTTTGAAAGAACCAGTACGGAAACACTCATAACCACCCTCTACAAAACAAACGATGGTGTCAAGAACAGCGCCAACCAGATCTATGGCACTAGCATGTTTCTTAAGTGTCCCTACACGGAATATATCAACACCCTTATGAGACCATTTTAAATTAGTCACACTGCACAATCCTATAGACGCAGCAACAGTGATCATTGCAGAGATCTTATTAAAAAGGGGTGCATTACGGACAGCATCCCAATTTTCACAAATGTTAGGCAATGACGAAAGCCAAGAAGAATCTCCCTCGGGGTCACCAGCCTGCTGTTCAAAAAGGTCAAATCCAAAAAGTCCTTTGCACCACTCAATAGTGTCAAATTGGCGCAGGACAGTTTCGGTCAAACTATGTTTAGTCATAGCACGTATAGAAAGCACGAGTTGTGCAGCAACTTGCGCGGGTGTGCGACACATAGGAAGCGAAACTGCGAGAGACCCGATAATCTCCAAGATATCTAATATTTTAGAAATTGAAGCATCAGGATTAATAGACACAAGTGTATTTTTAGCTTGGTCAAGAATGGAAGCAGGGTAGAGGTGCTCAGCCAATGTTTGGTGAACAAAACCACTTTCCTCCTCTCGCTTCTTCTCCTCCCTAAGAAGCTGCACACGAGGATCTTCCTTAAAAAGATGCGCGTAATCAGGAGCTTCGGCTTCTTCCCAAAGGTATGGATCGTCCCAAAGAAATAACCTCCAAATATCCTCTATAACAGTGTCCGGATCATCATCGTCCGGCTCAATTTCAGGAGGACCTTCAATTTGATCATCGTTACGAAGTCTGTCACTATCAATGACGTTATCCGGGAAGATCATTGGTGGTTCTTCTTCTTCAGGAATAATAGGTGCAGGTGTATCTTCCTCAGGAACAATAGGTTCAGAGA